ACTGCTGGTGCGATAGTTTCTGCTAGTTTTTGTGTTGACTCTTGTGATAGTTGGCTCATTTGTTTGTGAAAATGTGGAGATAGTTTCTAATAATATATGCAATATAGATCCAGGATAGGATAACAACTGCTTCAATCATAAGTCTAGTACTAGTTGTTCAAATTGTAAATGGTCACAGCAAGAGTCATCGTCGTGAAGATCGAGCATATCAACATCGACGTGCTTGATAAGTTTACCGAAGAGGAAAGAAACGAAGTCATGATCATCTTGAGTTAGCATTGTTTTGAACAGAATGAGGAAGTTACTTGGTCTTCTTGGACGACTCAACGGCTTGATAACCGTAAAGTTTAGGCTTGATTACACCATAGCCACTCGTGATACTGACGACTTGAGCATCAATACCGTCAGCCTTGAACTTGTCGTGGTAGATGTTGAAGATATCAACCATCTTGTAGCCTCGGACGGCGTCGTAGGAGGTCTCACCATCAATAACATACTCAATGATGTGAGTATCAGTAGGAAGCTCTTTGTCCATCTCTTTGATGGCTTCTGGGGAGGTGTTGAGAATGAAGATGTTGACGTCACCACGTTGAGCGGAGG